GAAGAAACACCAAGCTTTACACCTTCAGATAAAAGTGATTCTGCGATCTTACCCATTGGAGTAGAAAGAATCTTTGCTTTTCCAATATAGTTTGAACCGCTTTCTCTCAAAGAAACAATTTTATGTGAAACTCTGTCTAGATTTACCGTTGGACCATCTGGGTGTCCAAGTTCTCCAAGTGCTCTTCCTGAATTAACATAACTTTCGTTATATCTTCCCACCTCTCGACGAAGAGTCTCCATAGGATACATCCGACCATTGCGGTTCTTGATGTTTCCCTGAAGGAATACACCTTCAATGTAAAGTGACTTCTTGCCGTTTTTACCTTCGGTAATAAACACTTTTACGTCTTCGATCTCTTCTCGGATTAGTTTCATTTGATTAACCTGTAAAACCTACTTTTGCACCAAGCACAGAAGCGTTTGTTGCATATACACAATGGGAATATTTCTTTTCAAGAATCTCCACTGAGTTTCCGGGCATAGTCATAGATCCAATTTGGGTTCCCCCTTGTGTCTCTACAACTACAACTGAATAAGCAGTAGATGAATTATTTACAAGTCTCACTGAAGCTGCTTCAGAAAAACTTGTTGCTGTTCCAGTTGTTGTTGGAAGTGCAGATTCATCACCCAACAATAAAATTCTAGACATAGTTCAAAAGTTCTTTTTATTACCTATTTATCATTCTTCAGTTTCGGACTCAAGTCCAAACATACTAGATGCAACATTTGGTTTAATTGCTTCAATTTTATCTGCCGATTTTGCATAAAGAATATCTTTAAGAACATCACTAATTTGTGATGGACTTTCATCCGCAGCAATAAGATTCATTAATTCGTCCATAGTGATAATAATTGCTTTATCATTTTTATTTATATTTCTCCACCTTTGGGTGGTTTAATCTCTGGTGCTTCCGTTGCTGAACCATCTATTTCTGGTTCGACTACTGGAGCACCTAAATCACCACCTACTCCAGAATCCATGGGTTGTCCGGTTGCTGGATCAATAGGAATATTTGGATCTGGAATAATTCCATCAGATATTTCCTTTTCGATCAATTCATCCTGATCGATGATTTCTTGATCAGTTTGACGTAAAATCTGACGACGAACATAATCCTGAGAGTAATACTTACCAACATAAGGTTCGGCAGTAGCAACAAGATTAAGTCTCTCTGTCAGAAGTTCTGCTTCCTTCAGTTCTGCAAAGTGATTATCATATAGGAAATCATATTGAATATGCTCTTCCATCATATCCCAGTCTTCTGGGGTTACAATATTCTTAAGAATCAGTTGAGTCTTTAGCATATCGCTAAACATTTTTGAGAATCTTTTTCTCAAACGTCCAACAAACTTACTGAACTTAACTTCGTCACGAAGAATTTCTGAGGAACGACCAAGATTAAAACCACCATCAGATTGCATTCTTGATGGAGGAACGTTCAAAGAACTATAAAGTTTGTTTTTGAAATACTCAATATCAGTAATCTCTCCAAGATTCTGACCGCCAGGAAGTGTAGAAATTTCTGTGCCCCTACCACCTTCTCTTCTGGGCAACCAAAAGTCTTCCATCATAGACATAAACTTCTTATCATCACGCATCTCACCAGTATTTGCATCATAGACTAACTTATTTCTATAACGCATCATCACATCACGAAGATATTGTTCTGCCTTAATCTTTGGAAGATTACCAACATCAATATAGAAAATTCTACGTTCTGGTGCTCTTGAGAGACGATAGATTACCAACGAATCCTCAATCATTCTTAGTTGATTAAGTGACTTAATTGCTTTATGGAGATAAGATAAAACCAAACCTTTATTCCTATCCACAAGACCAGAGGTGCAATATGTAACTGAATCCTTGGTCATTGTAATATTTTTCTGTGGTGTAGTAGTACCAAAAGCACTACCAACAGATTTTGCAGGTTCTGGAGTATAGATAAAAAATTCTTCTATATCTGGGAATTCATATTTCAATGGTGAGTCTGGTTGACTTGCCATCAAAATTGGAGTGTTTGATTTTACATTAGAATTATTTTTCAACTTACGAACATAACGCATCTTCATTGCGTCAATGTATCTCAGTTCTTTAATACCTTCTTCTGGTTTCTTTAGGTCTATGACCTTATGATAAAATAACCTTCCATCAACATACCAGTTTCTATAAATCTCGTGAGACTTATTATCAAAATCCAATAACTCTAAAATGTACTTAAACTCTTCTCTTATCTTGTTTTTGATGCCATCGCTTGCATTCAAATTCGATAATTCTATTTGTACTGGACTATCATTTGTATCCGAAACAATTGCTTCATTTACAACATCCTCAATAGCACTATCGACTTCTGGATGAAGTGCCATTTCACGATATCTCCTCAAGAGATCATTTTCGTTCTTATAAACACCTTCAAGATCTAAATACGATCCATAAAATCCAGCGCCAGACGATGCATAATAGTCAACCCCGTCCGCATTGTTAGGCGGAACGGGGGACTGTATAGTTGGAGATTTGTCTTCTCCTTCAATTGAAAAACCAAATAATCTAGCCATCTATGGAAAAAGAGCAGTTTTCTTACTGCTCTATTTATCCAACTAGATTATCTAACTCTCTGACCAGTCAGATCTTTATTACCACTAGAACTCTTACCTGGAAGTTCCCAGTATTGTACTTGGAACTCAACAGTGAATTCTTCAATGGTGTCACCAGTGTCGTATGACAGATCAATCTGTGATACATTTGTTGGGAAGATATCATAGAAGCGATATGTCTTCAGTTGTGGTGATGGACTGTTGCCATTACCATTTGCCTGTTCGGTCGCATCACTGGTTGTTGAGAATCTACCAGCATTGTAACCACGACCTAACTGATAGACATAAGCATCAGTCATGTAGGAAGAAGGATTGGTTGCACCAGAAGCGTTGTCAAGCTTACTGATTGCATTCATCCATGCTTCGAACTGAGTTCTGAGCAGGAAGTCTTCATCGTTGATGATGGTTACTGTCCAGGTATCAAACGTGCGGTCACCTGCGAGTTTCAGAATACGACCTCTGAAAGGAACGTCGATTGGTGCAATGTTTGATGCAGGAAGAGCAGCTGACTTGCAAAGGAAACGGAATGTTTCCTGTTCCTGGTTCTGCCATCTGGCAGGAAATTCAGAATTTACTGCTGCTGCTGGGAATGATGGGATGTCAACTTCAAACAGGTTAGGGCGAGCACCACCCCCCTGCATTCTGGATTTGAAGTTAGTGATTGTTCTTAATGCCATTTTAGGGTCCTCCGGGTTTTATTTGATAATTAAGTTTGGATCAAACACGACCAGCAACTTCATTGAAGCTGATGCCAGATCTTGTAGCAACGAAAGTAAGTTCAACAAAGTTAATAGACTTAGCAGGCTTCAAGAAGATATCTGCACGGAACTCATTTTGATCGATGATATCTGGTGTGTTATTTGTAGAGTCACAAATAACCAGGAAGTCAAAAATACCTCTCTTAGACTGAATGTCTCTAAGGAATGGTTCAACAATGTTCACAAAGTTTGCTCTTGTAATCTCATCGTTGAATTCGAAGAGTTGAGCATCTGCTGCTCTTCCAAGTGCTTCCTCAACAAAGAGGAACAGGCGACGAACGTTGATTCTATCGAACGCTGAAGAGAATGCAAGACCGGTCTTATCACCAAAGAGAACTACGCCACTACCAGGCTTATTGATGATTGGGTTAATTCTTCTTGGGTAAAGAAGATCTCTCTGTGCCTTGGTTGGGTTGTATGCAAGTTTTACAGCATTCAGAAGAACACCTCTTTGCTGACCAGCAGGTGAGAACCATGGGAAAGCATCTCTAGTTGTTCTTGCCATAATTCCTGCAACGTCTGCGTTACATGGAACATAACGGAAGGTATCATTGAATCTGTCATAAACGAACTTATAACCAGAGTCAAATACCGCGTAGGAAGATGATGTAAGTGGTGAGAAGAAGTCAATAATATTATTTGTCTGGGTGTTTGCATCAGACAATCCAACAACAGATGCTCTGTTTGGAGAAATACATGCAAGGCAATCCTGTCTGAGTTCTGCAAGAGCAATCAACTTGTTTGCTTTTGCTTGTGATTCTTCCTTGGTTGAAAGACCAGGACCCATGATCAGGAAGTCAACATCAACTTCTGATTCATCCTCAAACTTACCATATGCAGTATTCAGGTTACCAAGAGTTGCTGTCAGTGAACCAGAAAGTTCAAGATCCTCATTTCCATCATAGTTCTTACCACCAAGCAAGGTGTAAGTAACATTTCCAAGTGCAGAGAAGGTTACGCCCTGAGCATTTTGTGCCCAGAGACCATCTGAAAGTGAGATTGCAGTAAAGTTCTCTCCAGTAAATGCAGTTGCTGTTGGAGTTGTGCCGTGATAAGCATCAACTGCTTGCGATGCATTATAACCAGCAAACAAATACTCAGAGTTGTCTGCAAGGAAGTTCTTGTAGTAGATTCTTGTTGGTGAATTTACACTAGAAACAGCATCCTTTGCTTTTGAAAGGAATGTCCACTTCTCAAGAATTGTTGCTGCGTTTCCGCTAATTGTACCCTTATCATCAACAACTACAACGTGAACAGCATCATTTCCGCCGTCTCTGTTGCGGGAGTATGAGTTTGCTACAGGTTTTGGAGCAAGGGTCTTCCAGAAGATTACGCTGTTATCAAGACCAAGTTTTTGCTGATCGTACCAGTCTTGTACACTAGCAGCACTGAATGCGCCAACGCCATTTCCAGAACCGTTATCTGTACCAACACCTGCAGAGTTTACAAAGGTCAGAACGTCACTTGCGGAAATTGATGCGGTTGCATTTCCTTCTGCATAAGTGATTGAAGTTTCTGTTCCTGCAGCAGAAACGCGAGAAAGAATCTTAACATCGAAAGAACTTGCAGTTCCTGATGTTGCAGTAGTAACACCAGTGATGATTGCCTTCAAGTGACCAGAAAATACTGCTGTTGTTCCACTACCAGGAAGAACGGAGTTGATTGCAACAGTAACACCAGCACCAATAGTAACACCAGCATCGCCTGGGTTCGTTGTTGTGATACCGATGATTTGGTCAGCAATGTCATCAATCTGACAGACCTTAAGGTCATTTGCCCATGAACCTGGATCTTTTGCAGCATAGATGAAGTTATTTGCTGAGGAATAGTTCTCGGAATAATCGTCGTAACTCTTGATTTTCAGAGCAGTTGTAGATGCAATACCAACACCTGCGTTTGCATTCTTCAGATCGTTACCGTCAACACGAACGACGTTCAGAGTTGCTCCGTATGAAAGATATGAGGAAGCAGACATCCAATACTCAAAGTGGTTGCCAGCACCGTATGGTTTGCCGAAAACATTAAGAAGATTTTGCTCTTCTTCGATTTTTCTTGGTGCCTCAACAGGACCCTTTTCAAAAGGACCTGCAATACCACCAATAGAAGGATTGACATTATCAGCTCTTCCAACTGTTAAGTCAACTTCCCTAATTCTTACACCAGGAGATAGTTGTGGAGTGGCCATTCGTTTTTTCTCCGACTTTTGAAATTAACTAAAAATATTTATTATTTTCGATTGTTTCACTGGGGAAATATGGCGTGAGCATTTTACCAGTCTGGATATACATCTGGTTTATCCTTCTTCTCTTTTCTGATTTTAGAAATTCTTTTTATTGTACACTCCTTACACTCATAAGAATAAGAAGATGCTGTTGCTCCCCTATCTTTTCGTGTTCTATAAAATCCATCGATTAAATTTTTTTCTACACCACAAGTACGACAAACTCTATCATCAAGTAGTAGATGTCCAAATTTAAATTGGTCTTCTAGTTTCATTACATATAGTCCCACATATAAGATCTATCACCATATTCATCAACATACCAACGGTCACCATTATTGTCTACAAAACTATCCTCATCAAGACCATCAGAGATAAATCCAAAGGGAGACATATCTTGTTCGATCTGATTCTTTTGTTCTTCATATATTCTTTTTCTTACATCCTGGTCAGTTAGTTCTTTAAAGTAATCCTGAGCAACTAACCACGCATAAATCACAAGACACATCGCAAGGTCATCGTTACAACCATCCTCTGCCTCAAATGAATTATTCTTTTGAATAAAGGTTGTAAGTTCAGAGATAATTTCATAATCGTTGATAAGGAGTTTATCTTCCTCAATCATAGTCTTGAGGTTAAGAGAACCAACCTTCTTGACCGTCTTGGACATTTTAAGACCAAGTTGTGTTTTCTTTCCAGAAAATCCTTGACCGACAATTTGACCTGCTCTACCTCTCATTGAGCACATTAAAAGATTCTGATACTCCAAATCATATTGAAGAATTGCAGCAACCTGATCTCCAACATCATTAACTTCACATAAGATGTAAGCACTATTATAACTCTTTGCAACTTCCCAAATTATATTGGGGAACATCATTGGTTTTATTTCATTATTTCTATACTTCGCAACAACTCTATGAGGAAAGGTAGTAATGTCTGTAACGACAAAAGCAGAGTAATCATTACCAACTCCTCTCGCAACGTCAACCGTTACAATATAATCATGATTTCTAATTGGATCAGTATAAACATCCAATCCAGCACTCTTAGTTTTTGGTGCATCATAAACTAAGGTCCTTAATTTACTCGGAGCAATCAGAGTATCAACTGAACCAAGAAACTCGCAATTATGTGAAATTATTTTATTGGTAATGTATAAGTTTTCTTCTCCTACATCCAATAAATCATATAGGTATATTCCTTTCTCAACTATTTCATTATAAACAACTTTTTTACCTTGAATAATATCATCAGGTTTCAAAGAAGATGCCTTCACCTTCTCACTGCCGAAGGAATGGTTATCGGAACATTTTATTTCACTTCCATCATCAAAAATAATCCAATGATAAAATGGTTTGAAAACTTTTTGTATTCCACTAAATGATTGAAATCCAGTTGGTGTCTTTACTTTTATATCATTATTTACTTTATACATTTGACCAACACTCCTTCAATATAATACGTTTCATTCCTTGCGATGTTATATCATATTCAGAAGAATATTTTTTACAGAATGCTTGTATATAAGACAGTTTTCTACCATTTTTC